TAAGTCTAAAGTTACGTTTGCTGATAGTGCAGTAAGCACTTCAATACCTGCTTCCATAACGATAGTCTCAGCTGGAATGTCAAGAACTTGAAGCACATCATTTTGTGCTGCTCCTGAATCTCCATTAATAGCTGAAATGTCGATTGTGTTTTCTACTAAGTAAGGTGTTCTACCATTAGACGGATGTCCAGCAGTTCCACCAGCACCTGTTACATTATAAGTTGCCATAGTCTATCTATTATCCTCCTAATTAACCTATTGTTATTACGCCAGATCTTACTGCTTCACTTCTAAGGATTTTTCTTCCATAAACGTGTAAGCCTCTGACTACGTCTGCGAATGAATCAGGGTCTCTGATTAATTCAGTTTTAGCGATGTGATTTACAGTCGCAACTCCTGACGCATGTCCATATAAGAATGCATACTCATTAGATCCAGCAGATCCAAAAGTATGAGATGCAGCACTTCCACTAGAAACAGCGATTGCGTTAGTAGCATACATATTAAAACCAAATAATGGTCTGTCTGTTACTTTACCGTTTCTAATTTGAGATGCTCCACCATCATTCATTACTGATTGGTCAGATAGTTTTCCGCCTGCTTTTCTTAATTGCTCAAAAAATTCAGGTGGTGCAACTAACCATCTATTTTCTTCTGGTACATCTTGTTTATCAAGTACTCTTTTTGCAGCTGATACAACATTTGCTAAAGTATCTACAGCTGCGTCACCATCAATTGGTGAACCATCAGTTCCTGTGTCACTAGCAGATGTAGAAGCGTTATCATAGATAAACTTCAATACATTGTAGTCGTATGCTTTTTTTAATGAGTATGCACCTGAAGAGGTTGCAAGAGCTTCAAAGTTTACATGAGATTGTCTTTCTTCAATATCATCAACTTTAAAAGCAAAATAAGAACCTTGGTCAACAGTCATAGTTATTTGGTCATCAGCTAATGTTTGTGTATCAACTGTTTGACCTCTAGCATAATCTTTAACTGTGATTGTAGGCTCTTTAATGATCTTTACTGTGTCACCAAAGTTTTCGATTTCTCCAGCGTAATCAGTGTTAGTTATATCTTCTACCACTGATGCTCTTCTGAAGAACTTCTGAACTTTCTGACTAAAGATTTGTGGAGTAAAATTACCTTGTGCAAGGTTCTGATATCCACTAGCGTTTGTAAAAGCCATAATGCTTCTCCTTGTTTATTTAGTTAGATTGTTATCGTTGTTCAATCCTACCTTCTAAACGAGCAAGGTCAATCTCCTTTTCAAATTTTTCAAACTGGTGAGGTTTTAATTTAGAAATCTCACTAGCTGTCCAAATTTTCTTCTTTGGTATATCAGAATCAGTAGCTTTTTTAGTTTTAGAAATTGCTTTAGCAGCTTCTTTTTTAACATCCTTTTCTTCTTTTTTAGTTAGTTTACTTAAACCCCGATCCATCTTATATAGATCAATAGCTCTAGCAGCTAACTTCGAGTTAGATGTATTTTCATACAACCAACCTTGAATAGTAGGATCTTGTTGTTCAGCCCAAGTATGAAAATCATCGTTTGCACGAATATCATTAAAGTCTGGGTGAAGTTTTAAAAGTTCTACTTCGGCTTTTTCTTTTGCAATTTGTTCTTGTTGAAGTTGTAAGTTTTTATATTTATTTTCAAGATCTGCAGTTTGAGTAGTTGCTTTGTTTATAGCTATGGTTTCAACCATATCATAAACATCGGGGTACTCTTTTCTCCATGCCTCTAACTCTTCTTTAGATTTAGGTGGCACAAATTGTGTAGTACTTGATTCTAATTGTGTACGCAAAGATTGAAGTTCATCCTTGTGTTTTTGAATTGTAGAATCATAGTGTTTTTTCAAATCGTCATAACGTTTCTTAAAAACACGATCTTCAGCTTTTGCAGGGCGTTCAGCGATAGGAGTAGCCTGTTGATCTAATTTGTCTGCAGTCTCTTCAGATGCATCGGTGTCCTTCTGTTCGGTTGCTGCTTCTGCTTCCTTTTCTTTTTGTTCCCTATGAAATTTTGTTAATTCACCTTTAGCAAATGCCTCTACTTCAGCATCATCATCATTTCTAATTTTGCTGTAAGGATTTGCATTTGGTATTTCAACTTTAGTTTCTTCAGAAACTTTTTTTTCTTCTTCCATTATTTTTACCTATTGGTTGAGTGCCTTATGGGTAAGGGTAGCTCTATTCCATAATTGTTGTGGGCTGATACTATGCTTCCATCATACCAGAATCTATTTCATCAATCTCAGATTGCATCATAGATCCTTCTGAATCTGCCATTTGTGTATCAGGTGGCACATTTGTTTGACCCATCGTATTATCCATACCAGAAACAGATTGTTCTAAGTCAGCAATAAAATTACTCAATGACTCAGTTTCATTCTGTCCCCCGTATCTTTTAGCAGCAAAACTTTTTGCTACAGATACTGGTATCATCATGTTCTCTTCAGATGATCCTGCTTGATCCAATAAAGGAGTTAATTCAGGGGCAATCTTTTTAAGAACATTGCTAACAGATGGAGATAAAACTGTAGCTAATACAGCCTTATCTTGATCTGTTAAATTTTGTACTTTTTCTGCAAGACCCATTTCTGCTGTTTGCCCTGCTTCATCAATTTGAGGATTAGGTTTAACTGGTGCAGTTTTTTTTGCAGTAGGCATTTTTATTTTAGACATATCTGGTGGTGTTACTTTTGCTTCATCTCTATTCATCATACCTGTCATAGTAGGTTGATTTTTAGTAACTGTTCCTTTCATATCTGTTATTGCCATTATTTTCTCCCTGCCCAGTAGCAAATGGGTTCTAATACTTTGTTATAAATTTTTCCTAGTAAAGAAGGTTTACTATTAAACATTACATGTTTTAAATGTTGAGTTCTATGTTTTGCAAAGTGTGCACCTATAGCTTTTATAATATTGCTTTTGTGCATACCTTTTACAAAAGGTTTAAATAATTTATGATAACCTTCTTGGTGTTGTATAGTTAAATATTTTTTTTGGTATATATACCATATCTTCATTGCTTTAGCCCAGTCTTGTAATCCTGTAGTTTGATACATAGCTGTACAAACTATACTCTTACCTCCACCAGCAGATCCTCCACCGCCACCACTAGCTCCTGGAGCAACTCCACCTGTAGCTAAATCAGCTTCATTTTTTTTCTTTTGTGCTGCTTCTATTTGATTATTAAATTTTTCTTTTCTTTCTTGGAATCTTTTTGCTTTTGCAAGTGATTCAGGAGTTCCTTTAGCTAAATTTCTATCAATTGTTTTTTGTATTGTAGATACTCTTTTTCTAGCACCTCTCATAACATCTCCTCTAGCTGATACCATATTCATACCTGCAAATACATTTTCAGCTGGATTACCTGCTATTCTTCCAGGATCTACTGATCCTCCTAATTCACCTCTAGTTTTATAACCTAAAGAACTTAAAGCATTTTTATTTGAGTTATTAAGTGCTACTTGTCTTGGACCAATAAGAGCATCACTAATTCCTTTTATTACTGTACCTACACCTGACGCTACCTTAACTACTAAACTATTTGCAGGATCTAAAAGTTTTTTAGCTTTTTCCATAACAGAAGGCTCAACTTCTGCAGGTTCTATTTTAGTAGGATCAAATCTTGTTTTAAATTTATCAGTTTCTGATCTAAATGTTTTTCCTATATCTTCTACTGCAGGTTGTGTTTGTGTTGCTCCACCAGTTAATGTTCCCGTAGGAACTGTTCTAGGTCCAAATTTTTGTAAGTCTTCTGATATAACTGGAGCTGCACCTATATTAACTATAGTATCTTCATAGTCTTTTCTACGCATATCAACTTCATTTTTTGCGTTAGCTAATTCTATATCTGCTTCTGGATCTGGAGCTTGTTTACCCATACCCCTATCTCTATTAATTTCAGTTTGTAAATTATATCTTTGTAATGCATCATTATATGCTTTTAGTGCTCTTCTATTATCAGAGCCTGCTGATATATCTTCCATTTGAATACCCATATCAGCTTTACCAATATCAGTAGCTTGTTTTTGAATATTTTTAAATGTCTGTTCACCAGTAAAATCTTGTTCACCATCTGGTGTAGGAAAGTTTACAAAAGTTTGATCTTGGCCTCCACCACCAGAGCCTCCTCCGCCTGTGCCTGGATCAGGAGTTTGATCATCATCACCAGTATCATCATCTCCATCATCAGGAATTACATAAGGTGCTTGATCAATAGTTGGTAAACTTAAATCTGGTAATTTAGTAAAACCAACTTGGTTTAATTTATATTCGCCTGTACTAGGATCTTTTACTAATTCAAAAGTTCCTGGACCTACTCTGTTTGGATCAAATGTTGCCATCTTTATTGCGTCTGTTCGCCTCTTCTAGGTTGAGTATTTGCCGCACTAAAGCCAGCTTCCCCTGGCATTGGTACATCACCTGTACCGATGTTGCCACCTCCAGCTCCCGTTGGATCTGTTGGCGAAGCTCCTGTAGGTACTGGACCAGTCTGTCCCATTTGGTTTTGTCCTCCAGTAGCGGCTGTATTGTTTTGATTTCCATTAGCCATTCCCATTATTTGTGCATAGATCGCAGCTTTTTCTGGATCGTTAATTAATTGATCTGGATCAATATCTAAAGACTTAGCTATTTCAGTTAAACATGTATGCCATCTAACAAATGGTGCAAGTGCAGGATTAGCTGCAGTTTGCATAAATGTCATTAGTCTTTGAGATCTTACTTCTTTCTGCATCAAAGAAGAAGTGCCTTGAGCTTTAATCTCT